TAACTTAGCACGTGCTCACAACCAAAAACCAGGAAGCAAATAATATGGTCACTCAAGTTAAACCAACAAAAAAGAATAGCCCATCTGTAAAAACAGGTCATGCTAGAAATAACAAACCTGCAGAAGCTTATGAAATGAATGGTACATCTGTTGCAGCTGGTGAAGCTCCAATGAAAGATGGAGTGTATAGCCGTGAAAAATCAGCTAAGGATGCTCGTATTACTGATCCAATTAAAAGTGGCATGAGCTATGGTATCAGTGAAGAAAAAACTGATGGCGTTGAAACACGTGGTAATGGTGCTGCTACTAAAGGCCGTAAGGCTAGAGGTCCAATGGCGTAATGAATAGATTTGGTATTATTTATCTTTGTACCAACAAGATTACTGGTGAACAATATATCGGTCAAACTTGTCAAAATATAAAGAAAAGAATTACCAATCATAAATGCTCAATGAAAACATATAAGACTAAATTTTCAGAAGCACTTAACAAATATAAGTTTGAAAGCTTTGTATTTGATGAGATATTTTATGCTTTTGATGAAGAGTCGTTGCATCAAGCTGAAAAATTACTTATAGAAGAGTTTAAACCAGTTTATAATATGACTAAAGGTGGATCTGGAGTTAAAGGATATATTCCACCTAAAGAAGTTGTTATTAAACGTAGCATATCTTTAAAGAAAACATTGCAAGATCCTGTAATTAGAAGTAAATGGGGAAAAGCAAATATAGGTCGTAAAAAATCTCAAGATGATATTGCTAAAACTGCAAAAGCAAAATGGAAACCAGTATATTGTAAAGAGCTTGCCATATCATTTTTGAATCAAAAATATGCAGCAGATTTTTTTGGAACAGTTGCAGGTAATATTTCACAATTAATAGCTAATAAAGGCAAGGTAAAAAATAAATATACTTTGGTTAGGGTGATTTAAATCAATTACGTCCAATTGTATCAAGCCATAATGGACTATGCTGAAACAACAGAACCACTGTTCGTTTCTAACATACCTCGTTTTGTCCAAGAAGCTGAAGACAGGATTTATAATTCTGTTCAATTGCCATCATTACGTAAAAACGTAACGGGTACATTAACATCTGGTAATCAATACGTATCTTTACCAAATGATTGGTTATCTGCATTCTCATTAGCCGTAGTAGATTCATCTGGTAACTATAATTACCTTTTAAACAAAGACGTCAACTACATCCGTCAAGCTTATCCTAATGCTTCTACGTCTACAGGTTTACCACAACATTATGCATTATTTGGTAATCAATATGGCAATTTAGATGCTTTATCATTGATTTTAGGACCAACACCAGATAATAATTATCAAGTAGAACTTCACTACTATTACTATCCACCTACCATTGTTCAAGGTCAAATTACTGGCTTTAATGCTATTTCAGGTGGTTCTTTGTATACTCCTGGAACATATACCGAAGTAGCTTTAACAGGCGGTTCAGGATCTGGTGCTACAGCTAATATTGTAGTGAATTCTTCAGGCGCAGTAGCTTCAGTCACACTTACAAATGGTGGTCAATTCTACACATTAACTGATGTATTAAGTGCATCTAATTCAAGTTTAGGTGGTTCTGGTTCTGGATTACTTATACCAGTAAATACAATCTCTAACGTCAATGGTACATCATGGTTAGGTGATAACTATGATCCAGTACTTTTATATGGCTCTATGCGTGAAGCTATGTTATTCCAACGTCAAGAACCTGATGTTATTAAGAACTACGAAGAAAAATATCAAGAAGCTATCCAACAACTTAGTCGTCTTGGTACAGGTCTTGAAAGAGGTGATGCATACCGTAATGGTCAGGCTCGTATGAAGGTTAATCCATGATCGTTCAAACCGCATGTACTGTATTTGAATACAATATGCTTAAAGGAGCAGAAAACTTCTCTCCTGCAAGTCCATATGTGTATAAACTAGCCCTTTATAATGCTAATGCCAATTTAGGTAATACCACAACTGCTTACACAACAGTAAACGAAGTTACAGGAACAGGCTATACAGCTGGAGGCATAGTTTTAACACCTACTATAGCTTATGATAACCAAAATAATACATCTTATTTAACATTTAATAATGTAACTTGGAGTCCTGCAAGCTTTACCTGTAGGGGTGGTTTAGTTTATAATAGCACCACTGGTGCAGCTATATTTGTGCTAAATTTTGGTTCAGACAAGATCTGTACATCTAGCTTTACAGTCACTTTTCCCACTAGCAATTCTTCAAATGCCGTGTTGAGAATATCTAGTTCTATTGCAACTTAAGGAGTTTTTATGTTAAAAGAATCACAAGGATTTGGAGATCAAGCGGTTATTAGTCTTGGTGCTAATGCTATTTCCAATGAATCAGTAGGTATTGAAGGACATTACGTAGTTGAATGTCGTGATGCTAATGGTAATTTAAAATGGTCAGATTCATTTCCTAACCTAGTAAATGCTGTTGGTAAACAACTTCTTCTAAACACTTTACTTACTACATCTGGTACATACACTACAGTAGGTCCATTCTTAGGTCTTATTTCAGGTGCATCACCTACATTTGCAGCATCAGATACAATGACATCACATGCTGGTTGGACAGAATTTACTGCTTATACAGTAACTGGTTCAGCAGTGCGTGGTACAGCAGTATTTGGTACAGCTACATCAACAGGTACTTCACCTTCTAACGTTACTACATCAACAGCAACTGCAATCACATATACCATCACAGGTTCTGGTGGTACAGTAGGTGGTTGTTTCTTAACTACTGGTTCTGGTGCTACAAGTACTTTAGGCAATACGGGTGGTACATTATATTCAGCTGGTGCTTTCTCTGTAGCTAAAGTTACAACTGCTGGTGATACTGTTAGCGTTACTTATCAAACTACGGCAACATCTTGATTTTAAAGGTTTTTTTTGTATTATACATACGCACATTATACCAAAGATGGCAATTTATTCTATATAGGTAAAGGTCATGGTAAACGTGCATATGTATTTTATAGACGTAATAATTATTGGAATTCTATAGTATTAAAATATGGAAAACCCGTAGTAAAAATAATAGCCAAAGGTCTTTCAGAATCAGAGGCATTTATTCATGAAATAAAGCTAATTAAGTTTTATAAAGAGTCTGGTATAAAATTATGCAACTTATCTGATGGTGGAGAAGGACCTTCTGGTGCAATACCTTGGAATAAAGGAATTTCTTCAGGGTTAAAGCATTCTGAAGAGTTTAAGTCTAAAATAAGTGCGTTACACAAAGGCAATAAATGGCGTCAAGGCATTCCAACGTCAGCTAAACAAAAAGCAATTGCTAGTCAACTATCCAAAGGTAATAATTACGCTGCAGGCAATACTGCACAACGCAAATGGATTTGGGTTGGCACTCATATTAAAACAGGTGAAGTAGTTAAATATATAGGTCAAAAAAAAATGAAATATGCAGGACTACAACACTCCAACATTATTCAATGCCTAAACGGTAAACGTAAATCCCATAAAGGTTATACATGGTCTAGAGAGGCTTGGTCATGGCATTAGTAATACGTGATAGAGTCCAGGAAACTACCACGACTAGTGGTACGGGTACGCTCACGCTTAATGGAGCAGTGCCTGGTTTCCAATCCTTCACGACTATTGGTAATAACACCACTTTCTACACGATCTATGACAACATAGCTCAAGCATGGGAAGTGGGTGTTGGTACAGTCACAACTGGCTCTCCAAATCAACTAGCTCGTACAACCGTTTTATCAAACTCCAACGGAACAACCACGGCAATCCCATTAGTGGGAAATAGTTCTTCCGTATTCGTTACATATCCAGCAGAAAAATCAGTCAATCTTGATGCTTCAGGCAATGTTTCCCCATTAGGCACAATAGCCTCAGGAACATGGCAAGGAACGACTGTAGGCGTAGCTTATGGTGGTACTGGAGTCACATCATCATCTGGTATTAACTCTGTTGTTTTGCGTGATGCTAATTCAAATATCACAGCAAATAATGTTTTAGCTGGATATGCTGCTACAGTCTCTACTGCATCTACAACTGTTTTAACAGCCGCATCTGCATATATCCAAAGACTTACAGGTTCTACAACCCAAACATTTCAACTTCCAGATGCTACCACTTTACCTAATGGTGCTGCATTTATATTTGATAATGATGCTGGCGGTCTTTTAACAATTGTAAATAATGCTTCTGCAACTGTAGATACAGTACCATCTGGTGGTGCTGATTTTATATATTTAATTTCTAACTCAACGACTGCGGGTACATGGACTAAATATGCGTTCTTACCAGGTGAGTTTGACTTTAGTGCAACAAATGCATCTTTTAATAATGCTACGATTACTAACGCAGTATGGAATGGTACAGCTATAGCAGCAGGTTATGGTGGTACAGGTCTTACTACATTTGGCTCGTCTAACTATGCACTTTATTCCACCGCACCTAATGCATTAACTGCAGGCACACTTCCTGTAGCTGCAGGCGGAACAGGACTTACATCTTTAACTGCGGGTTATGTGCCATATGGTAATGGTACAAACGCATTTAGTAATTCATCTACATTTACCTATAACGGAACCACAGTAACTGCTCCTGCTTTTGCAGCTAATGCTACGATTACAGGCTCTTTAAATGCTGGTGCATTTAGTTATGGAACACTAGGATATTCTGATTCAAACATCTTTGCATCATTTACTTCCTCTGTAAATTCATATAATCAGATCGTTTTACAAAATACCAACTCTGGTAACGCTGCTTCTACAGACTTTATCGTAAGCAATAACTTAGCTACATCAGCCGCATATTATGGTGACTTTGGTATTAACAGTAGTGGCTTTTCAGGAACAGGTGCTTTAGGAGCTGCCAATAACGTATATCTATACTCACAAGGTACAGACTTAGCTATTGGTACAGGGTCTTCTAACTCTATTCATTTTGTAACCAATGCTAACTCAGCTGATGCTATTACAGTTAATCCAAGTAATGCAGTAGCATTTAATGGATCTTACGGAACATCAGGATATATTCTTCAATCCAACGGATCAGGCACACCTCCAACTTGGGTATCCAATACCGCTGGCTTAACTATTACTTCTACTACAAGTAATACAAATTATAATGTAGGCTTTCAGTCGGCTTCTAGTGGAACTACAACAGTAGATTACATAAATACAAGCTTTACTGCCAATCCATCTACTGGAGCTTTAACAGCACCTGAAATTGTTGCCTCTAATGGATTAGTAATTAATGCAAATACTGTCAATACAAGTTATACTATTGCGTCAGGTCAAAACGCTATGAGTGTTGGCCCTATAACAGTTGCAACAGGTAAATCAGTCACAATCCCTAGTGGCTCAAGATGGGTGGTATTATAATATGGCAAGTATAATTTCAGCAGGAACAACATCAGGCACAGCACTCAACATGACTGGAGATACAAGCGGTTCATTACAGCTTGCCACTAATAGCGGAACTACAGCAGTCACTATAGATACATCACAGAATGTAGGGATTGGTACTAGTAGTCCTGGTGGTAAAGTACAAGCAAATGCTGGGTCTGCACAAGTTGCTTTAATGGCTGGAGGTACTGTAAATAATCCCCAATATCCAGCGTTTGGATTTGATGGGCAAGTATTTTCAAATGGTGGTCGTGGAGCTGGTATGTATTTGCCAGCAGATAGTACATTAGCTTGGGCTACTGGTGCTACAGAACGTATGCGTATAGACGCTAGTGGTAATGTGTTAATAGGGTCAACAACTTCGCCAACAGCTGCTGCAGGAAGTTTTTTATGCCCAAACCAATTATATTTAGGGGGCAGAACAGCTACTGTGAGTGGAAGCAATTCAGTAATTAATATGAATTATAATGGTGCATACATATATGGAATAATGTTGCAAAATACAACTACTACGACTGGTAATGCTTTAACATTTGTTAATTCATCCCTAACTACTATTGGTTCTATTAGTACCACTTCTTCAGCTACTGCCTACAATACGTCATCAGATTACAGATTAAAAGAAAATGTAGCACCAATGACAGGTGCTTTAGATAAAGTTGCACAATTAAAACCTGTAACATATACGTGGAAAGCAGATAATAGTGCAGGTCAAGGATTCATTGCTCATGAATTACAAGCTGTCGTTCCTGATTGCGTAACTGGTGAAAAAGACGCTGTTGATGCAGACGGAAAACCAATTTATCAAGGTGTAGACACATCATTCCTAGTAGCTACTTTAACAGCCGCAATCCAAGAACAACAAACCATCATCAACGACCTAAAAGCAAGAATAACAGCTTTAGAAGGAGCTAAATAATGCCATTAGTACTCTCAGGAGCTACATCAGGCTCAACAACAATACAAGCAACGGATGCGGTAACCCAAACGCTAACACTACCTAATGCAACAGGAACATTAGCTATTTATGCTGCACCACAAGTAACCACATACATATCAGGTTCAGGCACTTATACAACACCTACAGGAGCTAAATGGCTTTATGTAAAAATGGTTGGGGGAGGCGGAGGAGGAGCAGGTGGAAATAATGGTGTTGCTGGTGGAACAGGTGGTAGCACTACTTTTGGAACATCTTTATTAACTTGCACAGGTGGCGGTGGTGGTATTTTGGCACAAAATGGAACTGTTGGTGCTGGAGGAACAGGAACAATAGCAGCAGGAGCAACAGGGCTTGCTTTGTCTGGAGGTCAAGGAACAGGCGGCAGTTTTCAAGGAACTGGAGTATCAGCAGCATACATAGTTTCAAGTGCAGGAGGAAATAGTGCATTTGGTGGTGGTGGCGGGGGTCAAGAAAATCAAACAGGTGGAGCAGGAGCAACTAACACAGGTGGCGGTGGCGCAGGTGGCGGCTGTGTTGCTTCAATTGGAGCTGTAGGTGGCGGTGGTGGAGCGGGTGGATATATTGAAGCATATATTACATCATTAGCATCAACTTATTCTTATGCTGTTGGCTCAGGTGGAACAGCAGGTACGGCAGGTACAAGTGCTTATGCTGGTGGTGTAGGCGGTTCTGGCGTAATTATTATTACTGCATATTTTGGATAATATATGATTAGACATTGCATAATAGATACTACAACAAATTTAGTTGTAAACATTATTGATTACGAAACAGAACAAACAGGAATACCTCCTGGTTTAGAAGAACATTTACTTTGTGTTAAATCAGATCTAGGTGAAATTGGCGGAACTTACGCAGACGGTATAATTACAAATCCACCGCAACCAAAACCAACAGAGGAGCAGTTAGCATGAGTTTAATATTAGATGGTAGCAATCAGATAACAGGACCGCTTACCGTAGGGTTTGGAGGAGGGCAGGTTACGAGTAATGTAGCTGTTGGATTAAATGCTTTAGGGGCTAATACGACTGGTAATAATAATACGGCTGTAGGTTATACTGCATTACAAGTTAATACTACTGGATCTGGAAATACTGCTGTAGGGTACCAAGCATTAACAAATAATACTACAGGTTCTCCAAATGACGCTTTTGGTGCTGGTACTTTATTAAGCAATACAACTGGTACTAATAATACAGCTATAGGCTATCAATCTTTAACTTTTAATTCAATTGGCTCTCAAAATGTAGGATTAGGTTATCAATCTCTTTTTAGTAATACTACTGGAAGTCAAAATGTTGGAATTGGCTCATATGTTCCAGGTTATGCTAATTCTTCATTATATGCCAATAGTACTGGTTCAGCTAATACTGCTGTAGGTGCAGGATCATTAACATCTAATACAGCCTCTAACAATTCTGCTTTTGGTTATTTAGCTCTTAAATCAAACACCACAGGCACTCCAAACGATGCTTTTGGTGCCTTAGCTCTTTATAGTAATACAAATGGTACAGGTAATACTGCTTTGGGTTATGCTTCTTTACAATCAAATACAACAGGTGTAAGCAATGTAGCAATAGGTCAACAAGCATTACAATCCAATACAACAGGACAAAACAATGTTGCTATAGGACCATTTTCATTAATTACTAATGTATCATCTTCTTTTAATACAGCAGTAGGATTTGCTGCATTAAACTTAAATACAGCAAGTAATAACACAGCAGTTGGATTTTACGCACTAAATAAAAACACCACAGGCTCACCTAACGATGCTTTCGGATACCAAGCTCTATATAATAATACGACTGGCAATGGTAATGTAGCTGTTGGATACACAGCTCTTTATAATAATACTACTGGTGTGCAAAATGTAGCGGTTGGCTTGCAAGCATTAGTAAATAATACAACAGGATATAATAATATTGCAATTGGAACTTATGCTCTTGCAACTAATGTAACTGGCGCACAAAATATAGCTATTGGTCAAGGAGCGCTTAATAAAAATACTGTAGCAAACAATACTGCTGTAGGACAATCAGCGCTATTTAACAACACCACAGGCACTCCCAACGATGCTTTTGGTGCCTTAGCTCTTTATAGTAATACGACTGGTACTCAAAATGTAAGTGTTGGAGCTAATTCTTTATATACAAATACTACAGGCTCATATAATACAGCAGTAGGATCATCTGCATTATATACATTAAATGGAGCATCAAATAATACAGCAGTTGGACTTCAAGCTGGTTATGCAATTACTACTGGCGGCTCTAATACATTAATGGGTAATAATGCAGGAAATACAGGTACTAATAATTTAACCACTGGTATTAACAATGTTCTTGTTGGCGCAAACGTATATGTATCATCTGCTGGCGCACAAAACCAAATTGTTCTTGGTTCAGGTAACGTAGGACAAGGTGATAACTATGTGTCTATTGGTAAAGGAGGTACTAACTATATCTATAACCAATTTAACACCAACGCTACTTGGACTAAAGCATCTGACGCTAGACTTAAGACAAATGTAAAACCTGACACACTAGGTCTATCATTTATTAACAGACTTAATCCAGTTACATTTAATTGGTTACCTTCTAACGAAATTCCTACAGATATTATTGGGTATGCGGAAGAAAACACTCAAGATACAGAAACAATCATGCACGGTATGATTGCACAGGATGTTAAGGCTGCGATTGACGCAGAAGGTGCAGTAAACTTTGCTGGTTGGGATGTTCGTGAAGCAGATGGTTTACAAGGCGTATCTAACGAAATGTTTGTGTTACCTTTAATTAACGCAGTTAAAGAATTAACTGCTAAAGTTGCAGATTTAGAAGCTAAACTTGCAAAAGCAACACCAACAGTATAGAATAGTCTCTCCAAGATAAGGAGAACGCATGATGCGCAAAGTAATGATAGGTACTCCAGCATTTGATGGTAGGATAGACGTTTGGTTTGCAAATAGCTTAGTCAACACAGTTAAATTGGCGATGCAAAGACAAGTAGATTTAAGACCCATTTATATGTCATATGATAGCTTAGTCCAACGGGCAAGAAACGATATAGTTAGGTTAGCAGTAGAAGAAGACTTTGATGATCTTATTTTTATTGATAGTGACGAAGAGTGGGACCCTGAGTGGATATTTAAACTTCTAGCATTTAAAGAAGAAGTCATAGGGTTACCAGTCGTTAAAAAGTCAGACCAGATGATGTTTAATATTAAAGCATTGCCTGATGGCCTAAAGATGCAACAAAATGGTTTGATGGAAGTAGAAGCTGTAGGTACTGGGTTTATGAAGATATCTCGTTCAGCTTTAAAAAAGGTTTGGGATGCAAGTCCTGAATACCAAAACGAAGGTAGATCATGCAGAATGGTGTTTGATGTTAAAATTATTGACGGGCAATTAGTCAGTGAAGACAACATATTCTGTAGTAAATGGCGAAACCTAGGTGGTAAAGTATTTATAGAGCCATCTATGACTTGTAACCACATAGGTGTTAAAAAGTACCAAGGTAATTTCTTGAAGTATTTAAAATGGATACAACAAACTAAATGATAAACAGCACAAAAGCAGGTCTACTATTACTAGGATTACTCCATCTATCTAATGGCGTACCTGCTGCTGAATTGCCCAACCCAAAAATAACACCAGGGCAAACAATTGGTCAACAGGTGCATCTTTTTCTATCAACTGCGTTTTGTCTGCGGAGTTATAAATGATCTACAAACTTCAAAATATTACTTTAATTGATGGAACAACAATACAAAATAAGATTGTGGTTCGTTCCGATGGTGCTTGCATCCCTTTTGACCTCGCCAACACAGATTACCAAGCCTACCTTAAATGGCTTGAAGAAGGCAATACACCAGAACCAGCAGACGAATAATGTTAACTCAAGAACTATTAAAAGAGCTGTTACATTACAACTCAGATAATGGACAGTTTACTTGGATAAAAACTACATCTCCACGAGTTAAAGTTGGAGATATAGCATCATTTAGGTCTCACAAACATTTATATATAGGCGTAGATGGTAAAAAATATGGTGCACATAGACTTGCTTGGTTATATGTTTATGGTGTAATGCCTAAAGAATTAATTGACCATATTGACAGAAATCCCGCTAATAATGCTATTAACAATTTGCGTGAAGCCACACAAAAACAAAACTTACATAATATGGAAAAGCCTATTCATAATACAAGTGGTTACAAAGGAGTACATTTCCATAAAGGCTCTAAAAAATGGAGAGCTGTAGTTACAGTCAATAATAAACCTAAACACTTAGGTCTTTATATTACGCCAGAAGAAGCTAGTCTTGCTTATAATAATTGGTGTATTGAAAACCGTGGTGAATTTGCCTGGGTAAATCAATGAGTTTTGGATACGCTGCCTTTGCTCAACCTCCTTATGCCTCTTTAGGTGGTAATGCTTATTCTCTAAATCTTACAGAGAATATTAATATGGCTGATACAAATAGCCAAGCATTTGTATTTAATCAATCTGTGACAGAAAATGTCAATATGGTGGATATTAATGCGTTAGGTGGACAATTCTACGAAAGTTTAAATGAATTCATTACTATGGCTGATTCAAATAGTGAAGTGAGTACTTTTGGTCAAACCATATCAGAAAACGTTACTATGAACGATTCTGAGAGTATTACAGCCCAATTTGCAGTGTCTGATACAGAGAATATTACAATGGCTGACACTTATGCTGTTTACTTTGCCGCATTAGATTCTATTACTGAAAATTCTACATGGGCAGATGTAATTGCAATTTCAGCTCAATTCCAGTCATCTATTACTGAAAATAGCAATTGGAACGATACACCTACGATTACTGCTCAATTTAAGTCTAGCATCAGTGAAAACATTAATGTAGGTGATCTTGAAACAGCAAGTGCAGGGTTTATATCAAGTGTAGCTGAAGCTATTACTTTAGCTGAATTAGAAACCATAGTTTCTGTATTTTTCTTATCTATTACAGAGAACTTTAATGCTGCAGATACCAATACCGTATCTACTGGATTCTTAGAATCTATAATTGAAAATATCGGCATGGCTGATGTGCTTCAAATTAAAGCACAATTTGCCGCATCAATACTTGAAAATATAGGTCTTTTAGATCTTCTTATCCAAAGAGGATGGATCACAATTGATGATACTGACATCATTACTTGGAATAAGGTTAATAATTCAGCAACATCTGTTTGGGCTTCTGTAAATAATGCTCAAACTGAGGTATGGAATACAGTAAATAATACCCAACCAAGCTCTTGGACGCTAGTAAATAACGCAGAAACAGGCGTTTGGACATTGGTAAATAACAATCAATAATGTATAATATAGGCTTAATTTAAGGACATAATCATGGCAGAAACCTACTCAACCTCGTTAAAAATAACCCTCATTGGTGATGGTGACCAAGCTGGATTATGGGGAGACACAACCAATACGAACTGGAATCTTGTAGAACAAGCTATTACAGGCGTTGATGGTATTTCTATGCCATCTTCAAATACCTATACACTTACCAATTTAAACGGTACATCTGATGATGCTAGAAATATGGTTCTCGTAGTAGGTGGAACTCCAACAACAGCTTCTACGATTGTAGCTCCTTTAGTTAACAAGTTCTATATCATCACAAACAATACAATCTATAACCTAACCATGTCAGCTTCTGGTGGTTCAGTATCTCTTGTAATTCCACCTTTAACCACTGCTCAATGTTATTGTGATGCTTATAATGTATCTGGTAATGGAACAGGCTTTTACTCAGCCCAAACAGGATCTGCGGGTAATTTTACAATCAATGGTAACTTAACCGTATCTGGTAACGTAACAGAAACAGGTAACTTCTTAGCTGCTGGTGTTCTTGGTGCTTATAAAGCTGCGTCATTTGTAGGTGGTATTAGTAACGGTTCTGGTGCATCAGGTACAACTTTAAATGTCACCGCAGTAAACTCTGGTGTCATATTTATTGGTCAACGTGTGACAGGCACAGGCGTATCTTCAAATACAGAAGTAACAGGCTTTGGTACAGGATCTGGCGGTACAGGAACTTACACTGTAAATAATACTCAATTAGTATCTGGCGGTACAACAATTACAGGAGCTGCTGGTGCTGTAGCTACCACACCCGCATCAGGTGATAATTCAGTTAATATTGCAACAACAGCATTTGTACAATCAACTGTAGGTACTTTAGGTACAATGGCATCACAAAATGCTAATAATGTTAACATTACTGGCGGTACAATTTCAGGTGCTACGATTACAAACGGTGGTACAGGTCTAGCTGCTAACTCAATTGCTAACACTGGCGGTTGGGGAGTCACTCCATCAGGTACAACTTTATACTTTAGCTACAACAATGTGAATGTGGCTAAACTAGATTCATCAGGCAACTTAACAACTAAAGCTAACGTAACCGCTTACGGAACTGTTTAATGGTAATGAACGCATCAGGTCCCATTAGTTTGGGCGGCATAGTAACAGGTCAATCTATTAACATAGAGATTGGCAATGCTTACAATACGACTGTATCTTTAAATGATACATCTGTAAGAGCTTTAGCAAGGCAAACAACTGCAAATAGTGCAGTGATTATGCCAACTAACTTTTATAACCAATATTATTACTATTTAGCTGGAAGTACATCTACAACGCCTTATTCATATACAACGATTACAGGACAAGGTGGTTATGATAACGGTGGTAATGCAACGCCATATACACCTATTGCACCAAATAACTTAGCAGGTGGATTTAGAACAGGTGATATTTTATATCCTAATTCAGGAAATTACTTTACTCAAGTAGATCCAGGTGGTTATACACAATTAGCAACACTATACAATGATTTAAATACAGGTGGAGCTGGTGCTTCTGCATTTAGTAATGTGACTTGGGGAAGTAACACAGGAGCTACTCAATGGTTTACTGCAACACTTAATTCTGGTTATCACTTCTATTCACAACAAGATACTACAACAGGTAGCTATCAAGGAGGTAATGCTAAGTTTTTTGGTAATCCAGGTACAACAATTACTTTCTATGCTAATGCTACAAATACAGGATTTGGAACTGGAGGAACTCCTCCAACTATAGCTGCTGCAGGATCAAGCCGTATATCTGTATTCCAAAATGAAGGTATGGTTTGGATTAACAATACTGGATATACAGGTCAAGTTTATATTGTAGCTAACATTGGTGCAGCATCAGCTAAGACAATGAACTGGCGTGCTAATGTAGATGGCGTAGTTTATAACCAAACAAGTAATGGTGAGGGTACGACAAGTTTCAATGGAAACTTAGGTCCTTACAATGTAAATCCTAACAGCTCTGTTGCATTTGAAGCTTACTATTGGGGTCAAGGTAATTTTACCAATAACTCTTATGTAGCGGGTGGTGGTACATTTAAAATCGGATATACAGTAACTCACGTTTAAGGAGCCTATGAGAAAACTTATTATACTTTTAGCTTTACTTACATTAACCGCTTGTGTGTCATATATGCCAGTTGCTTTTGCTGACACCACAGTCATTCAAAATAAGGGGATGCCCGTTGGTAGTGCCATTGCTCCTAGTATGTCTGCATTTAGCCAAGATGTTTGTGCTGTTCCAGTCTCTGGGGCTGGGAACATTGGCGTTTTATCTTTGTCTGGCGGTACTGTATTATTGGATGATAACTGCGTAAAGATTAAGTTAGCTAAAACGTTAAATGACTTAGGACTCAAAGTAGCCGCAGTATCAGTATTATGC